ACTCTTAATTTTGCCAGTGAGATCTAACTCTCTGGCAGATACTTCTTTGCCATTCTTCTCTATGTTAGTAGTCTTTAAGTGACCAAGAAGAATTACCCTATCTGCGCACTTATAAATGGCATTCAGTAGGTTTGTCATGGCATCTCTCAGATATTTGTAACCTGCACCATTAGGAAGATCTAGCACATTAGTTCCTGTATAAGACTTGCCCATCATTACATTCTAGTAAACACGCAACTGTTTACCACGTTCTCTTATGAACTGCTGCATATTACTATGCAGATTAGACTATATCACAATCTTGAATAACAAGATTTTCCCCTTTTCCATCACCATTAGCTTGTGATGTACTCTCTTTCGAGATAGTCGTTGAACTTTGTTTTAACTGATGGTTATATATTAATTCTACTTGTTTTAAAAATGCATCTTTATGAAAAATATGTTTCATTTGATTGCACATTCTACAACAAGGTACAGAATTTTCTAATGTATAACCTTTTAAATTATCTATTCTATCAACTCCAAAAGCTTCTTGTTTTCCACAATAAATACAATCTGACTTAAGTATGTTTGTAAACTCATCTTTAGTAAGTTCAAAAACTCTTTCTGAAAGTTTTGCATTTAATTTATACATGTATAATTTAGAATTATACTTTGTTAAATGTGGTGGATATTTTGCATGAGCAATTTCTTTTTGCAAATCATCCACACAATTTGTACAAGATTTTGGGTTATTTAACAAATGGTCAGCTCTTACTACTGTTTCAGAATTACATCTATTGCAAATACCTTTAAAATAGGCACGGTATTTTTTAACTTCATGTAAATCTACTACAGTAATAGCACCAAATGTTTTTCCAAGATACTTTAATTGCTTGTCAGTCAAAACCTTAGCTTCTGATTGTCCTTCCATATACAAATATACGAAGGATGTCCCAGAAATTAAAGGAATTTGCTTATAATATCACTATTATAAGGCCCATGTTTGTCTAGGCGTGTTTTTATAAAGAGTTAAGGCATAAGGCAATGCTAAATCTTCCAACTTGGTTAGAGTATCTAGAGTGATATACTTATATGGCCTACCAGCAGCTATGATAGCTTTAATAAGGTCCATTAATTCTTGCACAGAGTTAATACTAACCTTAAGTGCATCATAATATTGAGTGCCATTCTCTAAATCTATGATAAGATTGTTATCCAATTCTGCAAGAAGACTGGTTTTACCTGTCTTAGGCTTGCTATAGATAATCAACTTACCAGGATCTGTTAGAGTGGCCTTTGTTTTACTTGTTGGAAGTTCCATCTTTTTAATTTAAAGAATCATAAACTATTTGCATATCCTCAGATTTTGCAGGTGGTAGCTCTGAGAAGCTACCTGCTTTGGGGTTGGCTAATAAACCAACAGCAATATTGTCTCTCCCAAGTCTGTTCTTAATTACCTTCAACATAATAAAGCTATCTTTTAGCTTATTAATATCATATCCAAGACAAGTAGGCATATCCATCTTAAAAGCTGACATAGTAGCAAGTACTACATCTGCATCTGCATATGGATTCCTAGAACTCTTGAAGTCGGTAATTTGTGGAGATATATCTACACCTTTAAATTTGGCTCTGTCTATAGAACTTAAGCCATCATTAAATTGAGATATAAAGATACTAGAAACATTAAACATATTCCTAAGTTCTACCATATATTCTGACATCTTATCTATAATTTCCTTATCTGAGAAGCCTCTTTCCTTTTGTAGTAAGAGCAGATGGTCTAGGATAATTATATTATAAGCCTCAGGATTATTAGGTATAAACTTATCAATCTTCTTCTTAGGATTACCTTCCTTATCTATATAATCCATATAGGTAAAGGTCCCCTTATTAGACATATATTGCCACATCTCATTGTAGATACCAGTAGGATTAGTACTCTTAAATCTAAAATTTATCTTAGAGAACAAAGCTTCTACAGTTGGTATTTCCATCTTGACATACTCTAATTGTTCAGGTGTCAGTCTATTGTCACCAAAACCTTTAATAACCTCTGGGGGAATTATAATCCCATGTTTATTCCTTATGATGACGGAAAGCCAGTTACATTTCTTAGATAACTCGTCAATCTCATAAGAATAATAGAATACATTGATTTCCAGTCCTTTGCTTTCTGCATCAGATATTGCATTTAATAGCATAAAATCTGCAAGAGTAGTCTTATAAGTACCTGATAAACCGCCCAGTAAGGTGTATACCCCTCTCTGGATACCATGTATCTCAGAATTAATTCTCTTGAAGCCATTAGATAAGCCTTGAAACTTACCATCCAATCCAGCTTGTATTCTCTCTTCTAAATTCATAGTGAAGTTACTTTATCTACTTTTGGTTCTTCAATATTTAGTTTTTCCCATAGCTTACTCTTAATAAAGTTTTCTATCTTCATATTCAGATTGTTATAGTTAGATTTAACTTTAGCAATAACTTCATTGTGAGTATTGATGTTCCTCTTAATGTTTTTAGCATACAGGATGGACATCAGATTCCTGTCTGCAGAGGTAAGAAATGCTTGTCTACCCTCAATAAGTGTAAAAGTAGGATAAGCCTCATAAAGCTCATCAATGTGTTTATCTACCTCAAAGAAGAGTTCTTTGGCAAGTTTATCAGTAACCTCAAAATAATCCAGTTGGAATGTATTCTTGGTACTGGGAATTACTTGCTCAATTAGACCCCTCTCTGCAAGTGAGAGTATCATCTCAGAGTTTATAGCTCTCCTACTTCTATTACCATTGACTAGGACATTCTCCTTAACTCCATACTTGGAAGTCAAGGTTATTCTTTGACCAACCATCTTCTCAGTAGCAGAAGTTGGTCTTACCTCATCATCTTTTGGTGTAAAGTTACTATACTTATACACCAAATCAAACCTCTTGTTATAAATCAAGAGTAGATAGGTTAATTCCTCGCCAGAAATATCATATTTCACAAGGACATCAACCCATTTTTCTAAATCTAGCATGTCTTTTATTTGTCGTTTTAAAAATCCTAACCCCTCTATAAAAGACTCTATATTACTATTGCAGCTCTTGTATCTTTCTGTTTACTTCTTAACCAACTTTCCTCTTGTGAGCCTCTTATTACTAGATTATATAGGTAGGAAAGTTTATCTTTCTCATACCTAGTTACCCTGTATAGACGTTGTCTATGTTGGGTAGAGCTTGAAGTACTACTGGCTATAATACCAAGTGTGACACTACTATCATCAAATCCCTGATCTACGCTCTTTGCACCTATAAGATACTGTACCTCTTTATCTAAGAATTTCTTTAAGTTCTCTCTCTTCTTCTTCTCACTAATCTTGGAGTGATAAAGAACACTATTGGGTAGAATAGTATGAAGATAATCACAAAAAGAAGTACTCTCACTAAAAATAATACAGCGCTCATCAGCATGCTCAGATATGATATTAAGAATCTCATTATACTTGTTATAAGCATTGTAAATAATGTCCTTTCTTTTCTTAAGCCATCTATTAAACTGCACTGCATGTGTTACTGCTTTACCTGGATCTAGGTATCCTGGACTAGTTGGATTTAGTCCTTGATTCCTTCTATACAGATAAGCATCTCTACCTGCAGGGCTTAGACATGCCATTACATCATCAAACCTATTATAGAATGTCTTAAAGTAGAACTCATACATCTTATTAGCTTCAGCATATTGCTTAGCCTCTACTTCTGTAAAGTCCAACATCTTATTATACTCTATTACAGGTGCAACCCAATGGTTTTGTAAAGCCTCTTTCATAGAGATATTACAGATTTCTCTGATACCCCTCTTAGAAAGGGTCTCTATATGGGCTTCTGACATGGTGGCTGATAGACCTAGAAAATACTTCCACTTACTATTTAGCACAGCTTGGTTAAAGACAATAGCCTCATCATTAGAATACATATGTATCTCATCTTGTATCAGAAAATCTGATTGCATGCTAGTTTTAACATATGTATTAACAACAAAAACTTCTGCCTTTACTCCCCATTCTTTAAGAATCTTAACCCACTGTTCCTGTAAAATTTGTCTTGGGACAACTACATGTATAACAGTATCTTCTGTAAGTGTCTTACAACACTTGATTGCAGTAATGGTTTTGCCAAAGCTACCTACTGCAGTTAGGAGACCCACTCTATTATTGTCTTCCCAAGTTTTTACTATCTCAGCTTGTTTTTGATCCTTAGTCTTCATTCATTATTCTAATTATCTCATCTGGATCTGGTGGAACTGGAAGTTCATCCACTTCTACCTCTTCATATAAATCCATATACTTCTTAATGTTTTTAGCAAAAATTAAAAGTTCATTTGGGGTAGCATTAGCTTTCATACTATTAGCTAGGGTGCTAATAACAGCAATGTTACCCTTAACATACCCCTTATCAGGATATATTCTGTCTATGGATGGAGAGTACCTAGTACTACATATTAGGGGAACTTTGAGGATAGGACACTTCTTAGGAATGTGTATATCTCTCAGTTCAATATTAAATTCAAGCCCCTTTTGAAGTGCTCTTTTTCTAGCACTTCTATAAAGCTGTTGCTTTAGCTCATGTACATTTTTATACTTACTAAGAGCTAGGAGCTTAATACTCTGTTTTTTTCTTTTCACATATTCTTATAAAATACTACTCCATAACATATTTTCTATTCTCATTTAAGAGAGTAGCTATTAGAGTTGCATATGCTTCCTGTTCTTTCTGGTTACCAATATCTCTGGAAATAGTGCATACTAGTGTATAAGTATCTTCTGTCTCAAATTTACCTACACCAATATTGTCTTTGTATCTACCAGTAACTGTGGTTTTCCCATCAATTCCAACACTTTTATAAGGCTGTATAATCACTTTCTTGTACATAATTTTAGAATAAAGATAATTGTTTTTCATCAAATTCTGCAATCCATTCATTAGCTTTCATTATATAATACTGATAATCAATATTATAATCTGAGAATTCTTTTGGCTTGAAGTACTTATTAAAGTATTTAACAGTCCAAGCTTTAAAGATTTTACCCTTTCTAGCCGGAGCTTCTACTTGTTCTAAGCTTCCAATAGAATATCTCTTCATCAGATAGCCATCATGGTTCTTATTACAAATATAGTATCTTACAGTCTTACTAAGCTTAGTTATTTTTAAATCTTGTATTGCTATAGCATGCAACTCATAGGAGGATTGCCCTCTCTCTACAGATTTCTTAGCCTTAACTCCTGCACAAAAATCAAAGATATTCCTGTGTCCCTTAATAGTTTCCTCTACATTAATATTATGAACCCAATAATTATAAACAGAATAAGGTATAATACAATGAGATTTGTTTTTATGAAGTGGAATATCCTTGAACTCATACTTGCCTTTAGTCTTTGTTTTTCCATTAGTGTAGATAGCTATATAGTTATTTACGTCTGAGATTATCATCTTCTGATAGTCTACAAACTCTAACTCAAGTTTAGTTAAGGATTCCCACTCTTTACAAACAGAGTTATAGGTTTCCTCATAAGCTCTTGGAATTCTAACCTCAAAGCCATCTGTATTCATCATGACTAATTCTAAAGGCATCTTCTCTGCTAACATCTCTAGTAGCATAGTTAGCAGGAGTTGACCATTAATACATATAGAGAGAGTTACTGCTCTATCTCTCAGAAAACTATACTCATCATTTGTCAAGCCATAAGTGGCATTAAGCAAAATTTTAAGTATATAGTTTCTAGGATCAGATTTTGGAATACTTCTCCTCTCATTAAAGAAACCCTCATACAAGGGAAGAAATATATCCTTAGGTAAATGTGCTGGACATAAGCCATTCCTAATCATAAGATTAGGATAGAAACTTACTACATCCAGACTCTTAATAATCATATTCTCATCACTACTATATATCTTATTCTTAGGAGCAGCGTGGATACCACCTAAGCCAAAGACAATAGGAATGCCTTTGTAGTTTACTACCTTCTCAAAGTTATCCTTATTCTTAAGAGAGAGGCTCTGGAAGTGTGTTAGGACTTCTTTAAACTTCTCTTTATTAAAGGTAACATAAGGAAATATAATATCCTTGACATGTACTACATCTCTACTGGTAGACATACTCTTTAAATCATTGAGGGGAATCCTCATAGCTCTAGAGAGATACTTACCAAATAGTTTCTTAGCCATATCAGGCTCTGTACTATTCATAACATTAACATTGTCTCTCAAGGTTATAGCCTTGCGTAGCTCAATCTCATGCTTAAATCTGTTATACAGTTCCTTAGTAGCAATAACATCATTTAGATTGTAAGAGAGCACCATCTCTTCCCAATTCTCACCTACACCCTGTGAAGGCATATCCTCAATATTCTCTAGGTCCATCATAAATTCACACCACTTTAAGCCAGTTCTTTTGGCTTTAGTAGAGAGAGATAGAGACCTGAATAGGTCTAGTTGTGGGATTCTAAATTGCCATTCAGCCACATCAGGTCTTCTATTATCCTCTGAAGTTATAATTCTAGCATACCTCTTAATGTCTTGTGGAGTACAGTTAGGATTCCTAAACATATACTCTACTATTTGTCCATCAAAGTGTACACTATTGTAACCTATTAATCCACTAACCTCATTCTTAAGAAATGAGAATAGTTCTTCTCTTTCATCCTTACTCTTACTAATGACAAAGACTCTGGTTTCATCAGAGTCTCTATCTATAAAAGTTGCAGTAAAAATGTCTAAGGTCTCTAGATCATAAACCCAAACTCTTTTCATTCATAATTATTTGTTTTTTACAATCTCAATTAATTTTTTAAGACATTCAAGTTCTGCTTGTTGATAAGTTCTATTAGGAATTGATGTAGATTGTAAATCATTTCCATAATCTTGGTCTATAACAATATTATAATGATAGGAATTAGTCATACTAAAACTTCTAATTATTACAGAATCCATTTTATACTTCTCTCTAAACCATCTAAATGCTTGTTGGTATAGTGGTGCTAAACAATCAGAACTATTTAGAGGTATATTTTCATATACTTCAGGAGCTATTGGATTGCTCCATAAACATCCTGCTATATATTTTTTAAAACAAGGTTCATCAAACCCCAATTCTTTAAGTGCTAATGCTAAATTATAAGGAATAAATTCTTTTATCATGTCTGTACTTTAATTCATTAACCATTACGGATATACTTCTTTTTGTAGCTTCTTGTATAGAATCTCTACCAACAAGATAGTCTATAATATTAATAATATGATCAGTATCTAAGTCTTTTAAGAGTTTATTAACAGGCTCAGTTCTATTCATATCTTTATCATAATTAGAGGTCCATACAAAAGATTCCCTAATACCTTCTATGAGATCAGATATTTCTCCTTCTCTAACCTCAGCATCTCCAATAGTTCTGGAGTAAAACTCTTCAATATCAACAGCAGACTTATTACAGCTAGTACACCAAGCCATTTCATGGTGTTTAAAATTAAAGAGAGATTTTTGACAACTCTTGCAGTATCCATATTTTATTTTCATCTTCTAATCTTTTAATTCTTTCTCTTAACTCTGTTTGATATTTCCATAGAGCATGATCATCATAATACTCATAATAATCATCAAGATAACTTCTAAGAATATCTATCTCTTGTTGCAAACTTGCTTTCTTAATGTAATACTTAAAGTTTCTTTGATTAACAATCTCAATCTCATTAGAAGCATAGTCCCAATTCTTAGAACTAATTAGAAACTCTAACTTAAATTTACCAATCAAGTGATTATTCTTAGGAGGCATTAACTCATCAACAATCTCCTTTATCTCATCTAGACTATAATAAATTCTCATTTTGCAAATCTATTGTAAGCGTTATTACTAATTTGTATAATCTCTACATTACCAATAAATTCCTCAAGAGTTCCACATCCTGTGTAGGACATAGCACTCTTTAGATAATCTTTAAAGTTAGATACCCACTGGGAGTATGTATATTCTACTGGAAAATACCTATCAATTCCCTCAGAAGTTTTAAGGATATCTCTACCCCAATCTTCTTGCACACCCTTAGAAGACATACCTCTAAAGTGTTTATGAGGTTTACCTTGATAGGTAACAGTCTCACCAGCACTCTCTCGCATTCTATTTAGAATGCTTCCTAGCATTACATAGTCTGCACCAATGGCTAAAGCCTTGATGATGTCTGAGTATTTCTGCATACCACCATCAGCTACAAGTTTGGAACCTCTCTTAACAAAGTTACACTCACTAATTAGTGAGGCCATAGGATATCCTACACCAGTTTGTTGTGTAGTTAAACATCCTCCACCATTACCAATACCTACTCTAATGTAGTCTGCACCAGCATCTTGTAATATCTCAAATGTTTCTGGATTGGCAATATTACCTGCCATTAGAGACATATGGGGATATTTCTTCTTAGCAAGAGATACAGCATAATGCAATCTCCTCATGTGACCATTAGCTACATCAATAAGAATATTAGCTTTGGTAAAGGATACCTCATTCTCTAGAAATAACTTCTCAAATTCTTCTATACCATAAGAAGAGAATACATCCTCATCTACATGAGGGCCATTATTCTCTCTAGGAAGGCATATATTAAAGTCTTTAAAGATGTGCATATTATCTCTATTAATTACTGTATCCATAGGAGCAGTAAAAAGAGGTAGAATATCTCCTACCTCACACTCAGATCTACTCCTTATATCAGAGTAGGAAGCTGGACAAATGAGTACATCATTAAAGTCCAGATTAATCTTTCTTTCCGCTGTCATACTTATTAATTTGTACAATTACATTAGCATGTAGGGGAGTTATTCCCATATATTTAGCTAGTAATTGCTGTGCAAGGTAAGGATCATTTAAACATGTTCCAATATACCATACAAAATTGTCCATATTTAGAAGACAATAGTTCTCCTCTTTTAGGTAGGCAAGTTCCTCAAATTTAGAATAATTCTTACCTACCTCTATTACTATTACATTACTCACATTGCTACATACTTAGTCCCAAATGTGCCTTTGGTAGCCCTTAATACGTCTCTTCTGTTAGTGCCTGAAGTATTATAAGACACATGAACCCAATCAGGATTACTATTGTTTCCAAATTCCCAAATCAATTGATCAAAAATAAGATTAGCTCTTATAAAGTTAAAGATTTGTACGTTAGAAACATGTGGATGTCCATCCATATCTATATCTATTGCTTCTCCTGTAAGATGTTGAGATGTTCTAGAACCCCCAATCTTCTTATTTAATGCTGCACTTCTATATCCTGAGGATATATAGATAGGAACACCAAAGTGTTCTCTAATTGGTTGGAATATTTTCTCAGCCAAAACTTTCATATTCTCAATATGCTCAGGAGTAGGCTGATTAGAAACTCCCTTTCTCTTAGCCATATCACTCCTTATCATTTCAAAGAGTGTTAAATTCTTACTTAAGTTCATAATAATTCAAATTGATTAAAAAAATCACTATAATTTACTTCTTTTTTTACATAATCAGAAAATCCTGCTGATTGTATAGCAAAAAGTTTTTTAGTAACATAACAGTTAAATATTCTTCCAAGAGCCCTATCTGTTGGTATTTTTTCTTCCATATTTAATAATTTATCAAAAATCTTAGAAGATATTATCATACAATGCCCTCCACTAAAATCAACTGTTTTATTCCAATAATTATTATACTCTATTAATTCTTTAACACCAGATATACCTCCTAAAAGAATATCCCAATCATTGGGTAAATTATTAAAACATTCTTGAGAATATTTATATGCTCCATCTCTAAAAACTACATCATCTTCCATAAAAAGAATCTCAAAGTGGTTTTTATTTTTAGCATCTTGTATACAGTTCTTAAATGCTTGCCAAATACCAGCTCTTGAAGTTTCTTTAATTACACCATCAATTATAGTAAAGTCTTTATTAATGAAAGTTTTATGTATTTCTCTTATAAAAGATCCTAATCTATCTGTTCTATGAGGTAGATTAATTACATATTTAGGAATCTCATTTAAGTTCATATCTTAATTTTAAATCTGCATACCTAATTTCCATCTCATTCTTATTATATCCATTTCTATCTAGAACTAACTGGATATTACAAAGGACTTTAGAATCATCCTCACAAAAAAACCAATAGACTACTTCACCATCATTTATAAACTTATCAGTTTTATAAATACTATAAGTTGCAACTCTATTAGTATATAAAACTATAGTACCATCAGCACTATCTACCTCTATAGAAGCTTTGATAAGTTCTACTTCAGTCCACTCAGTCCATCTCTCACCTCTCTTAATTGTACAGAAAGAAAAAGTTTTAGCTTCATAAAACTGTTGAGAGTAAAGAGTATTACTAATAAATAGTAATAAGATAAATATTAACTTCTTCATATTCTAATTTTACGTTTATAAATAACCCACTAAGCTCTCGGTTTTCACAAGCATAGGGTTATTGGTCTAAGAGGACTACTCTAAGAGATGAAACCGATAAATCAAGATGAGATTCGAACTCATGACTATGCAACCTTATAGGATGTGATGGGCCCCTTTCACATTACGCATTACTTGACTATAAACAACCCACTAAACTCTCGGTTTTCACAAGTATAAGGTTGTTGGTCCAAAGATACTATCTTTAGAGATGAAACCGATAAATTGAGGATAAGAAGTCCTCTGTGTTGTCTGTACTGTTTTACCAACTTATTTCTAAGCCATTACTTTTATTGTAATCAGTTTCATACATAGTTTCTGTTCAGTATTCCTTTCTCAAGGGAACAACACTGGTAGTCAGGGTAAGAATTGCACTTACTTCTTCCTTCCAGATATTACTATCCTTACAATGAAGGGTGTTACTTATATACACCACCTGACTATTTCCCCACAATGAGATTACTTGTGAGTAGTTAATTCGGTTTTCTATTTCTTAAAAACCTGCGGGGCATCCCCCTTGAAAACAGCCAACACTACTGGGAGGATTTGTGTTGGTATCCTTTAGTCCCAAGAGACTGGCGTTTAAGGATGTCCAGTCCAATACCCTATCCATTGTTTAAGTCTTGGATTAAAGACTCTGAGTACCTCTTACTCATAGTAGTCAGGACAGGATTCGAACCTGTAAATAGGTTTATTCATTTCATTCTTATATCACCCTTTCATATAATCTTTTAGATAGCGTCTACCAATTCCGCCACCTGACTATGTGCACAAAACTACTACAAAAGTTTATAATTGCCGTAATTCTGTGCAGTGTTTTTGTCGGGAATCCCTATTTATTGTCGGGAAACCTTAAAATATGTCGGGAATCAAGAATTATCCTCTATTAATTCCTCAATACTAGCTATACAATGATCTACCTCATTGCTCTCAGATCCACCTTCATCTATCTCAGATAGACATAGGTAATATAATTCCATAATATCATTCTTAAGAGAAGGATATTTTTCTTTTTGTTCTTTAATGAATTTTTCTAGATAGTCTAAACTCATAATTACTTATTGTTTAGGTTGAATGATAACTCCATTTGGATATGCTTTTCCCAATTTTTGTTCAGGTTGAACAGCAGATATATTTGTATCATACCAACTTTCTTCAACAGGAAGTATTGTTGCTGATGATAGGATTTCTTTTAACAAAAACGCTGCCTGTTCAGCTTTAGCTTGATTTATAGAATCCATTAAACTATTATAGTTAGGATTCCCAATATTTTTAATAGTATTATCCAGCCAATGTTGCCTGTCCTTTTCAAGTTCAGCTATCTTAGCTTCAATCTCTTGTTTTGTTTCCTGTGTAATATAGAATTTCATATTATTTTATCTAATGGATAACTGTTTAGAACTGCATTTTCTACTTCTTCATAAGTAGCAATATCACTACTTGAACCAAGACAAGGTATGCTTTCTAATGCTTCTTTCAATGCAGCTTCAACATGAAGTTTAGCAAATTCAATCATAGCTACTTTAATATCTTCATGATTCATTACACATTGAGTATACTTCAAATAAGTTTCTTCTGCTGTTGGTATATTATTCATAATCCTAAATGTTTATTGTGTACTTTAACAAAATGTTCAGCAGTATCTTTACCTAATTCTCCTGAATGAACAGGCCAATATTCTTCCTCATCAGAATCTTCATTTTCTTTATACATTAAAGGAGGATCACATTTAATAACTCTACACCAACATTCTTCTCCTGTTGGACAAGGTGCAGTTACCCATTTTAAAGTAAAAGATTTCTTAATTGCTTCTGAGTAATTCATAGCTTCTCTATTTCTTGTTTAACTTCTTGCCAAAATGTATAACCTCTATCTGCGCCCATGTTTCCTAATATTTCATTTACTGCTATTAAAGAATATTTCTTTGCAATAGCTACCATATTACCACATCTACCAACACACATCATACATCCTTCACATTCTGAAGGCATGTCTATCTCAGAAAAGTACTTATTAAATAACTCTTCTGCTTTCTCTTGTGCTGTCATATTTTAAATCCTTTCTTTACATTTTCTAACATATTTTCATATGTTATTGTAGCATCTATTATGTTATCAGTTTTCTTCAAAGCTATTCTTCTTAATCTTCTTAAAGAAAACTTTTGTTCACTGTGATTCTTTGTGAACACCCTTGCTTTTAACTGTCCCATAATTATATAGAAATATGTACAGAATCTACATTTAATTTGTCATATACTAAGAAATCAATCCTATTCTTGAATCTACTATTCATAGTATCTTCTACTTTATAGTGTCCTCTAAGATGTACAGGCTGATGTACATAAATAGTGGAGCCATAAGGATATTGCTTTAAGAGATCTCTGCTTACTGCTACTACCTTTATTTCTTTTCTCTTAAGTTTTCCAAGATTAATCTTATATCCGCTTCCAGTAACAAGTGGTGTTGCATCACATTGGCCTGATGTTGGATTATAGAACGTAGCCTTGAGTTTCTTGTAAGGAATTTCTTTAACTTCGACACTATCCACTTGAATCTTAATTTGTTTATTACTCTCATACTTATCAAGAACAATATTTAAGTGAAGGAAAAATAATAAAATTGCACATACTCCAGAGAATGCATTAAATGCTGCTTTTACTGGACTTTCAATAAAATTAGAGTATTTTATGTAATACTCAATACCATTGATGGTAAAATTAAGTGCAGCTAATGCTACAATTAACTCAATCATTGTACTCATACCACTTTTGTTTTAATTGTTTATTGAGCTCATTGTAATCTTGTGTAGATATCTGGAGCTCATTACAGATATCTTTCACTGATTTGTCTTCTGATTTAAGCAAGAAGAACATGTATAAGGAAGTTCCCATTAGAGATTCCTTAAAATTATTAATATCTATATTATCGTTAGAAGTTTCTGATAATTTCTCAGGAATCTCATCAACATAATCTGGATGTTGTTTCCTAATATATTTATCAATATAATGATTCCTTGCGATATTATTTATCCAAGTTACTGGTGCACTCTTAGTGCTATCAAATAGATGTTGTTTAAGAGTTGCTTTAAGGAGGATATCTTCTACAAAATCATCAAGATCTTCATCTTTTAGTTTAAAGTTATTCTTAGCAAATCTTTTTACATCTTTCTTATAGTTGTAAAAATCAAAGTTCATGATACAAATATAAGAGAAAAAAAATATAGTGGGATAATATACCCCACTATATCCTATCAATCTATTGTTTCACAATTAACCAAATTAACCTGTAGCCTCACCAAGAATCGAACTTGGAAATCCTCTTTAGAAGAGAGGTGTTATATCCATTTAACTATGAGGCCATATAAGCTTAGATTTATAAATTCTATCCAGTTAATCGTATAATTAAATATGGATACATTAAAAACCTGCTCTGATTGCAAAGAAACTAAAAATGTTTCAGAATTCTATGCTTCAAAAACACATTCTCAAGGAAGGATGTGTTACTGCAAAACTTGTTTCAATAAAAGATGTTCAAAAAGATGGATAGATAGAAAAATTGAAGCTGTTAAATATAAAGGTTCATCTTGCGAAAGATGTAATTTACATTTAGATAACACTCATTATTCTGTTTTTGAATTCCATCATCTTAATCCTAATGAAAAAGATTTTGACTGGTCAAAACTTAGATTAAAATCTAAATCTATTATTAAGAATGAACTAGACAAATGTCAACTGCTTTGTGCAAATTGTCATCGTATAGTTCATTCTGAATAATAAAGTAACTCTATCCAGCTGAGCTACAGAACCATAGGTGCTTAATGCACCTTATTTACACGAATTCTCTCTTCCTCAAGCATCTCCTCAAGAGCTTGTTCTATTACTTCAATAGGAAATCTCTTAATAGCCTGTATAATTTGAGAATTAATGTTCTCTTGTTTAGTAAGGATACCCCTACTAACAAGCACTTGGTTGCAAAGTTGCAACTTTTCTGTAAAAAGAGCAACTGCTGCTCTCTTTTCTACAATACGCTTCTCTATCTCAGGAAGTACTACTTCTGTGATGAGTTTGGTTGTCATTGTGTTAATAACTTCCATTCTACCATCTCTGTGTTTCCAGAGATTTTTGTCTGTAAAAGTTACTGTACTAGAATTGTCTTTAATCTTTTTCATGGAGTTTTAATAATTTTAAGTTTAACTAATCTATTTGCTTTAATGAATTTGTACTTAAGTGAGCCTACTTTCTCAAGAATAAAAACATTCTTGTTACTTGTAGGAACATATTCTGTTGGAAACTTTATAAGTTTCTTAAGAGGTTTATATCCTCTCTTCTCATCATAAGAAAACTTAATACCATTCTCTATAAATTTGTACCAGACATCTATATAGTAAAATGAGTTCTCAAGTTTAACATTACTGTATCCCCAACCATTAGGTTGTACAGTAAGAGCAGGTTTATCCTTAATAAACCTAGATACTCTCCACCCTTCTATAAGAGTAGGTTCTTTAACAATGGGTTCTGCAACCCAAGATTCTTTAACCTTCATAGGAAAGAATAAAATAAAAAGGAGGGGATTTCTCCCCTCCTATATACTCTAACTTATGCTACAACCAGTGGATTAGCATTAACTACAGGAGTTGCTGTAGATACATTAAATCCAAAGTCATCAGCTGTAGCACGAGAACCACTAGCAGGAAGATGAGAACAAACTACAAGAGGTGTAGTTTGACCATCTCTGATAATAGCATTACACAAATACTCATTACCTTCACTCATACCTTTAGCATGATTAGCTGCATTAATAATGCAACCTCTCTGTACTTTCTGGCCAAAGTGGTTGGTAAACTCAATAGTACCTGCATAATACTCTTTACCACTAGGAAAGTTACCTACTGGACCTGAAGACATTGAAATAAGTTTAGCATTAAATTGTGCTACTTCTTGATTTCTTTCTGTGTCGCGGATAAACTCAAATTTTACCATAACTTTTGTTTTGTTTTTTTAAAAGATTTAAATTGTTTAAAATAGTAAAAAGAATATTGAAGTTATTTTATAGCTTGTAGCTCATACTGAGCCTCAAGTGCATCTTGGTGAGGTAAGACAAATCTGTCTACCTTATATCCTCCATAAGGAGGAGTAGGTTGAACTTCTTGAAGAATGAAATAATCCTCATTTGTCAATTTGTTCCTACCTACTCTAAGGACAGTATATTCCTGTCCTGCAACAATCCAGCAAGAAGTTGGTACTTCTGGTGGTCTATTAGCATCATCAATACATACTACCTTCATCATAACTTTTAAAAGATATAATCATTAAAAGGTAAAGCTGTTTCTTCTTGATGTATCTTATTCATCTCAGAAACAACATCTCTTACAATCTCATTCTTTACATTATTTTGTAATGCATATTCTGAGAGTAAGGATTTGGCAATCTTATGAGCAAATAGTATCTTAGTAAGACTATTTATTGCCTCAACTGCTTCATCAAAGTTTGTTGTAGTATGCATAAATTCCAGTTTAGAAGTACTATTATGCATACCTAAGGTATGTCTAGTCTTCCAAAATGGATCATTAATAACTTTGTTATGAGTGATAGAATTACTATTTACTCTAACGCAAATAGTATATATTCTAAGATCATTAATTACTAAGGACTTTATGCCCCATATTCTGTTGCTGTTTTTCTTGTTCATAAATTTTTTGAATTTGCGTTTGTGAAAGATAATTATAATTAGTCTCAGGAAAATACTTTACCTGCAGTTGTTGTTTAATAAGTGGTGACCTATACAGCCACCACTCTTGTTCTTTACTCATAGTTTTACTATTAAGATTAAGATTTTCATTACTATTACAAATAAACTTAGTGTTACAACTGCTGTTATAAATAAATCAGCAGCTAAAGATCTATACTTATCCATGTTGTTTACTTAATTGGTTATTGTTAAACATTTAATTTGCCCCTCTGCACTCAGTTGTAATAACCATATAGTCGAAGTATATTCCCCTATGGTTAAGTCTTTACCTGCATTACCCTATACAAGTGTTATTACAACTGCTCACCCTTGGGAAGTGAGTTATGGTGCATTAACAAACACCAGTATTGCTACTGGTGTAAGAAGAAAAGGTTGATGAATTTACATCTCTTAAACGGAAAGTGTTTAAGCAATTTACCTTTTCTAAAGTTACTCTAGCTAGAGTTTTGTCCATCTGCATTTTGGCTTTTAGAGGCTTTGGACTCTCAGATATAAATATCTGGCTGCATTAACAAAAAGGAATACAGATATTACTACCTGTATTCCTGTAATTTATCCTATGTATAATACTTTATAGGTATAGTAACCCATAGAGTACATAAGAGAATAAATTCTGTGCTTGTTTGTCATAATCTGTGAAAATCTTTTCCACTGAGTATGAGATAGAGTTAAGGTATGCATATTACTTTACAATAATGTACAACTTGTTATTCTCTTGAATAGTATCTCCAACATTAAAGATGGTATCAACTATCATTTCATCAACAGCTATACTAGCTGTATATTGTGCTTTGTAATTATCAAATCTTATAGATTTAACTCTTACTTTTTTAGCATCTCTTGTAAGATCTGAACAAGAGGATAATGCAGCACATGCTGCAATGAGGACAAATAACTTTTTCATTGGTTTGTGAATAAATAATAATTAAACATAAAACAAAAGCAGTTTATAGTCATGCTTAGGACTTTTATTAATTGCAATCAGTGACTTTGGAGAATGACTCCAACTATTAGGGTCTTTTATTGACCAATATAGAGGTATGATCTCTAGCTTCTTGTTTTGATTACAATTAAATGCAAATAGAAGTTTGGCTATAATTATTGAATGAAATAACAATCAGTAATAGCCTGAAAACTGAAACTTAAGTGAGAAAGGTTTAGTGTGATTATCAACCACTTATGAAAGTTTCTAGAAGTTTCTGTTTAGAAGAAAAGCAAACAAAAAGGGGACATAGTCCCCCTTTCTTACTGCAGGATGAGCAGCTGCTGGCCATTCTTTGCAGTTCTGGCTTCACCGTCTACTATCCAAGGTACAGCAGTGTAGTCCATTTGCAACCTTGCCACATCACCGGGCTCCATACCTGCAACT